TTGTTCCGAGGTTGGTTGCGAAGGTTCATCTATGATTGCACCATTGACCTGACTATCTAAGGCTTCAAAAAAATCCTCAGTATTCATGTCCATAACTGCACCTTGTACGTTTGTACTTTCGGGGGCCTCAACGGCGTTACCTACTTGTTCTGACATACTAATCTCCTTTTTAGAGTTGTGTTTAAGTTAATGAACATACTTAATACTTATCAAGAGTTAATATTACTCGTTTTTAGCAACATCTTCTTTCGCAGATTCCATGTCCATTTTCATTTGGTCTCGCATTTTATCAAACTCAGCTTTCATTAAACCTCTTAGAAGTTTTTGCTGAGATTCAGTTTCGAGAACATCTTTTCGTATTTCATTAGATGCATCGCCAACTTTCATCTTAATACCGGCTTGCACTAATTGTCGTTCTAATGTTTCGATAGTCCCATCTTTATCTTTCATAGATTCTTCCATTTGCTGTAATTGACCCTGTAACTGAGCATAAACAGATTTTCTTTCTATAACCTGCTTCTTATTTCGTATATCAGTTTCAGCTATCATCGCTATATCATCTATAAGTCCAGCTTGGAACCATTTAAAGTATTCTTCTAATAATGCCCATCTATTAACTGGCATTGTAGCTCCAGCTACAACTCTTACATCAAATCTTGCACTTGCATAATCTTTAAATTTGCCAATAACATCACCATAATCATTATATATCTGAATATTAATTCTTACTTCTTTTTCTTGTTCTTGTGGAGTTTGACCAGCTTCTGGTTGAACAATTCTAAATACTTTTTCTATTGTATAATGCCTCTGAGATATTCTCTGAAAAACTCTACCTAAATGCTCTAAAGCAGGTTCTACAACACTTCCCATCCATGCTTTTAATCTACGAGTCCCAAATTCATCATTAGCAAGTAATCCTCGATAAGTTTCAGTTTGTTCATTTGCAAATCCCATCATAGCTGAAGGAACCCCACTTATATATTCTGCATCAGCTTTCCCTTCTTGAACCACAGAATAGAAAGCGTTGTTGATTGGAGCTGGTAATATAGGAGTTGGAGTTGCAAATCCCTGTCTATATTTCAATAAAGCACCGGGGGCTGAAGAATACTTTTCCCACTCATCTTCAGGGACTGCCCCTTCTTCATACATCCATCTTAGATTTGAAGCTAAGTTTGCATTGTGAAGCATTATCTGATGAGCTTTGTTTATTTCTTGTTGTTTTCCTATCAATGGAGTAACTGCACTCATGGGATATGGAGTGCCAGTATACATATATGGAATAGGAATAATAGGATACTCACTCACTGATAAAGTATATTCATATAAGAATACATCATCCCCTGCACTGCAAGTTTGCATTATTCTATTTTCATAAAATTTAATTGCATCAACAATTTGCTTTTTAGCTTGTGGAGTCTTCTGAAGAGTCCTAAAATCAGCCGCAGACATTATTTGTTGATTAATAACTGTAGCAGCGTCTTGAGCTTCAGACATTAACTGCATCTCTTTTTCTCTAATTGCCTGAGCTGCCATTTCCTGAGATTTCTTAATTTCTAACTGAGCTCTTTCGGGTATAATCTCACCAGCTTGCACAGCTTGTTCAATTTGCATTTGCTTTTCTATAAGACCAACTTCTATTTCTTGCTGAAAATCTGATAACTGTTTTTGCACAGCTTCCTTAATATTATCCATCTCAGCAGGAGTGAGCTCCATCTTTATATAAACATTATAATATTCAAACTTCTTTTTGTGATAAGTCTCATAATATGGGATAATATCCTCATCTTCAGCTTCTAAACTAATCCCCATTGTAATATCTTCAGGTTGTATGGACTCACCTAAATCTGTGTCTCTTTGTGAATAAGAAACTACATCAGTGCTTTTTGATACTTTTTTAATTTTAGCTGCGAACTCTGGAAGCATATTAATAAGACGAGAACGAGAAATGTTTTTCCGTACTTGTATAAAGTTTGCATCTCTAAATAAAAAGTCCCTACTTGCCGGGTCAACATATACATCATAAGGGTCAAGTCTACTAAATCTTACTTCTCCCATACCTCTATCAGCGTCTTTATCTACATCTACAAGAAAATATCCAACACCTTTAGTTAAAGCATCAAGAGCAATTTGGCTGTAAAGAGACTTGCCATTAGATAAATACCAACAATAATCTGCAATATCTGAATGTACTTGAGCCACATCTACATCATCTCCTGTAGCTCCAACTGCTTTCCATTTAGGATTATTAGCAGTAACAAAGTATTTCATTATCTCTATAATAGGAGTTACCCTATTAATAGTGAATGTAGGCATACCGGATTCTTCTAACTGGTCTTTCTCATCTTTAGATAGTTGCTCGTTGAGATAAAAATCATACCCCTTTTGTGAAAGAGTCTGCCAACGTTGTCTATGAGAATTATTAGCTCTATCCCATAGTTGTTTATTTATTTGAGCTTTTGTTTTCTTAGTTGTTCTTGCCATTAAGGTAATCCAATTTCAGGTAGTTTACTTCTAATAATTTCACTTGAAGGAGTTATATTCTTAATATATTCTTCTGGTATTGACCCTCTAATTTCTACTTCTCTAGCACCGGGTATTAATTTACCAGCTCCTTTTTCTCCTATCTTTTCTCCTATTCTTCCATATTGTCTCCACATTGGCCCTCCCCTAGCCCATTTTTCCAAAAAACTTCTTGGTATATCAAATTCAATTAATTCTCCAATACCCGGTATAGGCTTATTCATAAAATCGTCAGGAGCCCATCCTAAACCAGTAACATGACTTTCAGCAATCTTTCCAGCTTGCTTACTTTCTGTATATCCACTCGATATAAAAGGACTTTGCTGACTAAAAACATTTCCTTTATATTTTTCACCGCCTGCGATTTTTCCGTGTCTTATCATATCTCTATGTGGTTTTGTAATTCCTCTAAATAATTGAATACCCGCTGGTCTCCCTATAATCGCAATAAGGGCCTGTATAGCAGCTTCTGCACCAGCTTGCTTTGATGTTTGGGGTATTAACCCATACATCGACCTTACATTTTTCTTTGAAGACTCATACTTACCTTCCCAATCTTTACCATACTTTTTTTTAAAGAAGTCCTTTCTTTCAGGTTCTGTTTCTCCAACTCCCCATAAATAATTTTCAGCAAAATCTCCAAGATTTTTTGAGACTTTCTCCCACATAGTTTTCTTTTTTTTAGACATGTTAGTCTCTTAATTCTACATGGACTAAATCATCAAATTTGTTATCTGCTATCTCTCCATCAGAGTCCCAGTCGCCACCCCAGCGAATCTTTAGTCCTAATTGTTGACCTATTCCTCTCAGCATACCACCCATATAATGAAATCGTTCTCTATCTTCCCAATCTATTGGATATGGAGCAAGGTCGACAGCTTTTCCAGACATATGCCTTGAATATTTAACCTTCGTTGCTCCTTTTTCAAGGAGTTCTTCTTGACGCTCTTTACTACGGACACCTTCAATAATTGTAACATCCATAATCTTTATAAGCTCATTTAAAACATTAACGAGCTTTACGTCTACTCCTTTTAATCGTTCTTTGGAACGTCTACCGAATCTAGGCATTTTAATCTATAGTCTTATGAAATATATTATCTTCGGGATATTCACCTTTCTTTAGCCTACCTTTTGCCCACAAGGGGTCATAGTCCTTTGATGTTCCGAATTTTTTATGAAATCTTTTTTTACAAGCGGCTCTTTCATTGTCAGATTTTGCAGTTTTCATACAATTCATTAACGATGAAGATGTTATTTTTTTCATTTTTCTTTTTGCATGATTTTTTCCAGCCATAATATCCTCTTTTGTTTAGGCTACTAACCAACTTTTTGCCTTTCTTTTAGGTTTGAACCAACTTCTTTTCTTTTCATCTTTTTTCATATTTGGCGGAAAAGCATGCACTTGTGAGTAATAAAGGCTCTCTATTGTGTCATCGTGGCTCATTTTGGGGCCAAAAGTAAGGATTTCGTTGATTAAATCAAACATATTTTTCCTTAAATGTACTGTTCCTGTACTAAAACGGGCCGCAAGTCCCGAATAAATGCGATTTCTCTTTTGTTGTCCACCCGGTTTCTCAGGAATTACTGCAATATCGTACTTATTCGTCCTTCTTCGTTCATCATTTAGAGCCTGAAAGATACTTCTATTCATAGCAACATCTTCTACTGTAGATGATGTGCAATTATATT